CATCATAAACTTTCATTGTATAATCATCTTCTAATATTGTTATGAAATCTATATTCATTTTTACAATTTTTTATTTTTGTTATTTTCTTTTATATATAAAAATAACATTATCATTAATATGATCCCAGCTACAATTATACCTATTGTTAAAACTTGAACTATGATATCTTCCTTATAAAAATACATTTAATTAATTAGGTAAAGTTGAATAAGAATTACCAAATGTTGTATATAAATCTGTTCCATCATATACATATGATATAATTGTTCTTGAACCTTCTCCATCAGTAACTGTAATAACTCCTTGTCCATCATCTATTACAAATGGACTTGGGAGTAATGTAAGTGTAAAATTAGTAGCTCCTTGTACAACAATAATTGTACCTTCGTCACCATCTACTAAATTACTTAATGTTAAAGTAGTATTTTCAGTTAATGTTATTTTACCATTAATTCCTGAATTAGTATTCATTGTTACTACACCAGTAGTACTTGTTAAAGCTTGAAATGTTTTAACTTTAGGTACTGGGGCATGTGCTACTTGAGAATGATCATATGCAGTTTTACCTCTATCCCCTCTATATGCAGTTATATTAGTTTCCCCTAAAGTTAATTCAGAACTACCATATATACGTAGATCTCTATTAAATACCTTATTTAGAAACTTTATCCAATCATTTCTTCTATCAAATTCCGAATCAAATATAGTAAACATATTTTATGTATTAAAATGTAGTTAAAGTTGTACTTACCCAATTAGCATTAGTAACAGTTAGATTAGTATCTGCACATATAAAAAGATCTCCATCTTCAAATACAACTTGATTCTTCTTACCAGGAGTACCATTAATACCACCAGTTAATAAACCATCTGAAACTCCCGTTTCTGTAATATCTCCTGCAACAACTAAATTATTGACATATGTAATATCATTACCTGCTATTCCAGCTTGTTTATAATTTAAAGTAATAACTTCATTTGTGTTTGAAACACTTGTTGTTGAAAATGCAACAGTATCCAATTTTAATTTAGCTACCAATGCTGCTGCTATAACTGTCATTGAAGCTGCATTAGCAGTTGTTACTGGGGCACAATTTGGATAATCTACTATTGGCATATCACCAGTAGAACTAGCAAATATGTAATCTATTCCATTAATAGTTAAATAACTTTTAACTTCATCTACTCCACCACTTGTAACTCCGCTACCTGTAATAGCACCAGTTAAATCTGATTGTATAGCTAGACCATCTCCATTAGTACCAGGAGTTAATGCTGAAGCTGTAAATATAACTGTTGCTGAATCAGCTTCTTGAGTGAAACTGGGATGTGATACTAAACTTGCTATATTAGCAGCAGTACCTTCTTCATCAGCACCCAAATTAATTTCTAGTACCCCAGGAATTGCTGTTTCATCAACAAATGTATATGTATCTAAAAGAACTGTTAAAATTCCAGCATTTTGACCATTTTCCAATGTTCCAGAACCACTTACAGCAATTCCAGTTGCATCTTCTTCTAATATAATTACATCTCCTCCAGTTCCTACAAAAGGAGCTTCATTTATAGCAGTTAAACTAACCACACCTAATAATGATGTAGCAATAACTTCTGTTAAATCTAAATTGATAGCATTCTTAATGTTAGTTGCTTGAGTTGTATTATTTGCACTAATTGTTATTTCACCTGCAATTGTTCTTAAAGGTACGAAATTAAATACCTGATCATACACAGTAATTGTTTCAGGAGCAAATCCAGTTAAATATCCACTGCCTGTTAAAGCACATCCTGTTCCATTAGAGGAGAATATAACTGAATCACCCGCTATTCCTTCTACAGTAGTAGTTACTGTAACAACTCCTAGTAAATTACTAGCTATTAAAAGTACTCCATCTGCTGTAATTGTACTAACTATATTTTCAGCTTGAGTGGTATTGTCTGCACTTATCTCTATTTCAAATGGAGAATTAGCTACAGTTCTAAATGTATATATATCGCTACCTATCGTAAGTAATTGCCCATCTGAAGGAGTGTCTGTAATTGTAATAGTTCCAGATGAATATGTTTTGGTTATAAGTGGAGTACCACTAACCGTAATGTTTCCTGTGGATTGAATATTAATATTGGGTTGAGATGCTACTGTTATAGTAATATTACTTTGAACATTAGCTACATAATCATCTGGTCTTGAATTAATGGTTAATTCTGCACCAGCTACTTCTGCATTAATTGGAGTTGCAATAGGTAAAATCAATTCTTTGGTTGTATCTACATCTACTAAATTTAGTATATCATTAATTGATACTGCCCAAATTCTTTTTTGTGTATCTTCAACATTCCATATTTCTGTACCAAGTAACCCACCAGGTCTTTTTTCATCTGATATAATGATTTTATCCATTTTTTCTATGTATTTTTTGCAAATATAATAAATTATTTTGTAATTAGCTAATTTTCTTTTTAATAAATTAACAAAAAAAATAAGGGAGAGATTAATATTTTATCTCCCCCTTATAGAAATTAGGTGAGTGTTATTGCGGAACCTACACCAAGGCTAGTTGCGATGTAACTATTAAGAGTAGTTACAAGTGTTATGCCTTGATTAGTACCATTGTTTTCTACTGGTAAGTAAAGAACAATATTACCTTCCTGACGTACATTAGAAGAGAAATCACCTTGGTTATTTTCCCAACCAATAACTACAGTATCATAAGTATTAGGAGTTGTTCCATTATACTCTAATGCTACTATATCCCTACGTTTAATAGGAGATTGAGCATTCCTGTTTGCACCAGTGTATTTATTAGCAAAGAATTCTGCTTCAGCAACTTGTTGATAATTACCACAACCTAAGTTAGCTAATGCATAAGTAATTGAATTATAAGTTAAAGCAGCATACATATTGTTTACAATAGTTGCATTAAAGTTAACTAATTCAACAACAAATTTCAACCTATCATAACGATATTTATCAAGTGCCCAAGGTAATGCTTTAGCTGTGATTATTACTGCATCACTAGATGCTCCACCTACTTCAGCAGTTACAGGTACAATAAGGTCATTTGCAAAATTAGTATTGATATAATCTACCAGTCCAGTTGCAATTTGAGCAGCAGTACTTCCAGCAACAGCTGACCTAAAATAGGCAGTTTTAACTGTAGGCTCTTTTAAACCTTTTACTTCTGAACCAATTCTACGTATTTTAATCATATACAAATGATCTGTTAAAGTAGCATCAATTGTATGAATAATAGTAGTTTGTTGGGTAGTTGCAACATAAGGTCTAAATGTATACGACTTAATATTACTTCCTTTAATTAATTGAGAAGAATAAAAAGTTGAACCATTAATACTACGTTGTGAAAACTTAATAGCTGGAACAGCTTTAGTAATAGTAGTTGCTTGATTTACACCAGCAGCATCAGTAATTAGGATTTCTCCTAAACCAATAAAGGTTTCGGCAGCACTTAAATCATCTTCTAATGGGGCACTAATTTGAACTCCTGATACTGAATCCCCATCAATAGTATCTGAGCCATTTGTTCTTGCACAGTCTTTTGCTACAAAGACTAAACTGATATCTCTAACATCCATTTTTATAATTGTTTTTAAAAATTTAAAATTTTATTACTCTTGCTCTTTAGCAAGTTTATCATTAACCTGATATTGGTTTGGATCTTGTATTACAGCAGCAGAAGCAATTGCTACAGCTTTTAAGACCACTTCATCATGAACAAATGCTGGTAATTCACAATGTATTTGTAATGATGGAGTTTGAACATCAATCTTAATATTCCTTGGTAATTTAATGTAATGGATTGTGTATTTATTAACTTTCCATCCTTTACCTGGGAGTAAATATCTAGCTCTGTTAGAGTCAATATTTACAGCAGTACCAAGATAATTTAACCCTGACATATTATGATTAGTTCCCTGAGAAGAAAATTCTTTTATTGAATTATCATATAACCCATCTGTGGTTGGTTCAGCAGTTGTATAAGCTCCCCAATCCATTGACCATACTAAGTTATCATAAGGTTTAGCAAAATCATCATAAATACCATCAAAATAACTTTGTAAATTAATTTCTTTTATAATAGTATTTCTTTTAACTACATCTCCTTTAACAGTCTCACATGTTTCAGTAATAGGATAAAGCATCTCATTAGGTAATCCTACAAATACTCCCCATCTATCAGCTTCTTGTAATGGTCCACCTTTATCTAAATCTGGTCCTTGTAAAGCTCCATTAGTTTCATCTCCAACTATAAAGTTTTCTCTAAGTACAGATTGTGTAGCGGTAATTAATCCAGCTAATTCAGCATTTCTTACAGGATGTTGCCCATAACCAATTTGAGGCCTATTCTTCCAAGCAGTAAATTTGTCTTTAACAACATCTTCTTGTGCTTTATTTAAAAATTCCTCAATTTCTCTATCATTAAATGTTCTATTGGCTAATCTACTTGCTTCTTTAAGTAAATTGAACCTTGCACGCATTTGATTAGCTTCCATTTAAAATATATTTTTTTATTTGTGTTTCTCATAATAATCTTCTATAATTTGTTCAAAACGAACTCTTGTAGAAGAATTTCTTTTGTCTTCAAACCAGTTAATTGCACTTTCTTCACTAGTTGCAAATTTGTCTCCACCAGATAACCTGAATTCAAATGGACCTCTTTTTTCAATTAAACCCATTGTAACACAATCAGCTAAGAATACTTTATTTGCAATATCTTTTTCTCCTAAAGAAACTAAATTAAATAATTTTTCTACCTCAGATTTCTTACGTGTAGCTTTCTTAATTTCAGTATACAACCATTCAATACTATTGTCATAAGTAACTTGTTTAGTTGCATTTTGTACACCATACATCCTTAGTAAATCAAATAATTTCTTTTTACTTCCTTCTATAGAATATAGATATTTAAGTACTGCATCTTCTTTCTTAGTATAACTGAATTCATCTTTGAACTCAACATCACCATCTATAATAACAAATTCAAAATTCTTATTATCTCTTTCACCCCAAGTCTTAGCAACTCTAGGACTAATTAATGCAATTTTATATTTGATATAGTCGTATGGTTTACTTAAATCTAATGTTAAATTAGCCGTCTCAACTTTTTTACCTTTCTTAGTCAAAATAATCATGGACTGTTTAGCCTCATAAAAATTATTTTGCTTATTATAAGGATTGAGATCTAATCTTAACAAACCTTCAAAATATTCTTGTTCTTCTGGAGTTAGTGGATTAATTATATTCCCATATTCATCTGGAGGACACATAAATCCTTTTTTACCCCCCATAACAAGGGTTCCCATATCTGAATCTTTATACAAAGAACTTTGACTTCTTTTAATTAATGCAATAACTACTTTTTTATTTAACAAAGGACTTTTTACTTTTACTTTTTCTTTTAAATCAGCCATAATTTATTTATTAGTTTTTAAATTAAAGTTAGTTTAAGAGTACCATTACCCTTAAACTAACTTGAGAAAAGAGAAATATATAGTTATTAAATTTGAGTTTCCTCTGGGTAATAACGAATTATTTTTGTTGGGTCCCAAACTATTGCACCAATACCTGGTTCCATATAATGTATGGTACTAGCATCTACAGCAGTTGACAACCTTTTTGGTGAGAAGAAACTTCCAGATTCATTATAGAAACCTCTCATACCTTCTTCAGCACCCCAAATTGGAGTTTCACCATTCCTACGTACAATTTGCATATTAGCTTTTTCATCCTTAGAACCAAATCCCATGATATCATATTCATAAGAAGAAGCAGGACCTCCAAGTGGATGCATAATTTTATTACGTTTCAAACTATCTTTTTGTGGGTCAATTACAAATGCAAATTGAATTCCATTAATAGTAGCTACACCCATTACTTGTCCAGCTTTAACATTAATTTCATTGTCATTCCAAGTGTAAGCACGACCAGTATTGTCACCCATCCAGTTACGAGTACCTGTCCAAGCAGCAGCACCATATTTTTCCATAACCATGTTACTAAGAGCTGTTAATCCATATTCACCAGCTTTAATAACCATCTTACGTTCATCCCACTTAATTTTACCAACTACAGCATCAAGAGCTATTTCATTCAAGAAATCCATATTAGGTTTAGTATTCCATACGTGTTTGTTAGAAACTAACCATTGCTCTTTAAAACCTGAACCAGTTTTAGCAGTGAAACCATTCTTATCAATGTTACCTACAGTACCATCGGCCCATACGTTAGTATGCCCATTAACTACTATAGAAGCTGTTGCCCAACGAGCTTTTTTAAGGAATTCATACTCTACGTTAGAAATCCACAACATTTCAGCTTTGTTATTTTTACCCTTAACCCAGAATCCCATAGGTTTAATATCAAACATATTACCTTGCAGTTTATGTTTCATACGGAATTGAGAAAGAGTACTACGTAACATACCATGACTTCTGAAGTCTGGGCCAAAACCAGTGTAAGATTCTTGTTCTGGAACTAAACCACCATCACTAGACCAAAGAGTATTCACTGCAACTTCGTCAGCAGGAATATAATCTGTTTCAGCATTAGCGATATACTGGCAACGATATAACCACCTGTCACCACCAACATTTTTAGGATCATCAGCAATCCAAACCCTATATAAGTCTGGTTTCATACCAACGATGATTTCAGTAACTCCAAATGGAGCGTTTTCAAATAACAAGAAGAACTCACTTCTGTTTGCACCAACACGATGTCCAGCAGTAGTACCAATTGGCCTAGCCATTGCTTCATCTTCAAATGCTCCTAAAAGAGTGTAATTCTCTTGGTGAGTGTTTTCTAAATACCACTCATAAAATTCTTTTCCTTTATCAATATAGTGGATGCCGTGTTGCATTACCATAGAAACAAAGTTTTGACCTAAGTTTACATCTAATACTTGTTCTAACCTATTAAAGATTTGAACAATATCATAATTGTAAGCTTGAATCAGGTGATTTTTGTCAGTAAACCCGTGCCAGGATTGACCTTCAAATATTTGATTCTGTCTAACTTTACTCATTTATAATTGTGTTAAATTTATTTGTAAATTTGTTTTACTCCTGTGTGATCTATATTTATAATCCCACTTCTGGATTTCTCAGATACACTAGAACCTTTCTTTTTCTCAAGTAATATTTGTTGTAAAGAACTAATCGCCTTAGTTTGACCTTCTTTAACTATTTTATCAAACTTACCTTCTAATAAACCATATCTATCAAGATATGCTAACATTGGAGCATATTTAGATAAATTACTATTTATCTTTTTAAGTACAGGTTCAATATTATCGAATACTTCTTCTTTATCTTGCTTCCTTAACTTTCTACCAGGAATGAATTCATCATATTCAAATGTATTCTTTTTTAATTCCTCAGTAAATTGTTCCCTTTGTTTAGCAACTAAACTTTCTTGTTCTTTTAACTTAGCAGCAATAACTTGTTGTTGTTGTTTTCTAAAGTCGGCATTCTCATCATATAATTCCATAGCAGCTTCTTCTAAATCATCGGTACTATTAATTAACCTTTGAATTTGTTTAGAAGACAAACCTTTTCTTTGACCATACTCTTCATGAACTCTTTTAGCTAACTCTAAATTACCTCTTATATCATCTTTAGTATAATCAGTAGAGAATTCTTTAGAGACTTCTCCTTTTTTAATAATACCTTCTTTTATAAGATTATCAACTAGACTTTGCTTATAAGTATCTTGCCATTGAGAAAAAGTAACATTTAATTGTTTAGCTAATTTTTCTTGTAAATCTTCCTCAGATTTAATAGAAGTTAATTCATCATCTTCTAAATCTGGAAAGAATCCATTATCATTCAAAGAACTTGCAAATGCTATAAACTCATTATCAAATTGAACTGATTCATCATCATCTTGAGTAACAGTTTCTTTCTTAGTAGTCTTAGAAGGTTTAACATCTACTTCAGGTGTCTCATCTTCATCAACTTCAATTTCATCTGGTACTTCAATTAACTCTGATTCATCAATTTGTGTGCTTTTATCAACTGTAATGTTGCTTTCTTTCTTTACCTCAGCAATAGGCGATTGAATTTTTAAATGCTGGTCTCCCGTTAAAATTTCACTATCATCTACCTCCAAGAAATCATCTAAATTTTCCATGTGTACAAAGATTTATATTTTTTATTAATTAATTTAATTAAACTTAAAATAAGGCTAACAATATAGCCTTATTTTGAAGTCTTAGGTTTAGCACTTGCTTTAATTTTTTCTATATCCTTCTTAGCTTCTAATTCTATTTGAAGCATTTCTTTATCTGCTGCAATTTTTTCAGACTGCATTTTCTCAGTAGAACCCATTTGAATTTGAATCTTATCAATTTCAACAGCATCTTCAATGTTATTGTTATTAGTATCAGTAGAATGAATATTAAATGCATGCTGCATTTTTAATTGTTCAATTTGAATCTTATACTGATATTCTAAATTAATCTTCTCAAGTTCTTGCTGATGTTGAATTAAACTTAATTCCTTCTGAGCTTGCATTTGAGATTGTACAGTTTGTTGTTGCATTTTAGCTTGCTCATTCTGTTGTTCAATCCTTTTCTCCTCAGCATCTTCAAGTTGATGTAACATTTGTGAAGGTGAAGTAGCCATATACATTTTAGCAACATCTGATAATGTAGCTGTACCAGTTTGCATAGCTGCATGAGTTAATTGTTGTATTGCAGTATACATTGAATATAACTGAGAACTATTAGTTACTCTAACTCCATAATCTGCTTCATTTAATAACTCGCCATCTACATCTAATATATGATTAGATAAATCATCTAAAACATATTGTCTCTTAGACTTCTCATCTTTCCATAATACTTTAACATATTCTAACATTACTTCATACACTCTTGACTTAACTAAGTCATGTATTGCATAATCCACTTCAGTTTGATTAGCTGAATTAACAATTCTTTGTTGACTAACTCCCAAAGCATCTGTGCCAGATGATGCGCCTTGTCTTTCTGGTCCAACAGCAGATAACATATTCACCTGTTCCTTAATCCAACTCATAGTTTGGATACACTGGTTAATCTCTTCAGCTAAACTTACATCTAATACTTTAGAATTCTGTTGCATATTACCTGCAATCATACCTTTAGCAGCACCTTTTTTACCTTCTTCAAAAGAGTTCTCAAAGGCAATATTAAATCTTTTTAACCAATAATACCATTCTTCAGTACTCATTTCAGAAGGAATTTTAGCTACATCTATTACAATAGATTTACCTATGTGTTCAGTACTTAATTTAACTAATCTATTAGCTTCATAATTAAACATCTCCTGATAAGGTCTAAGCCTATCTATCCTACTCTTTTGAACTTTACCATTATTAGACATTACATATCCTACATAACTAGATCTAACAATAGCCGGATTCATTAAACTTCTCATTTGAACTGGACAAGGACGTACTTTCTTATACATAGAAGAACCTATACGTGTACCTTCCCATAATTCATTAACCCAAATCCATTCTACTTCTTCACCTTGAGCTACATCAGGTTCATACATTTCATCCACCCATTCAAATTGTTTATCTCCAAATTCATCATAATAAGTAAGTTTACCTAGTTTTCTCAAAGATAACCATTGAATTCTATGTACTCTAATATTACCATCAGCATCAACTTCTGAATAATCATCTCCATCTATAGAAATAAATTCATTATTCTCTGCAATAGGTAAAGCTTGGTGGGCCATTGGACTATTTGGATTTGCTACATCTACTAAGCCAATTCTATGTGGACGCATACTACTTTGATCCCCTGTAGACATAGTTCTTAACTTATCTACTTCATCATCTGTTAATTCTTCTGCAAATTCTTCTATAAGTTTATGAGGGTTTGCAAAATCTATTTCTATCCAGGCATATCCATCTTCTATAAAATTAGAATCTCCTAAACCAAGTACATAGAAATTATTACTCCTTACTCTGTCTAAACTTAATTCTTTACCTATATGTCCAACTTTAAATACTTCTTCAGAAACTATTTCCAAATTCTTAAATCCACTATTGAATTTGAATTTACAATTTAAAGTAGTATCATTAATTAAAGTTTGAATAATACTATTTGCCATCTTCTCATGTGCAGATTGCAAATCATTTTTTCTAAACTTATCAAACTCTTTTAACTTCTCTTGTACTAATTCCTTATTTATCTCCCCAGGTTGAGTTGCAACTTCTTCTAAGAATTTACTTACTTTCTCTTTAAACTCATAATCCTTTGCATTAATTATCTCAGGATTAATAGCATAAGCTTTTACTTCAGAATATCTTTTAAGTTCTTCTCCAAATAAAGTATCAAAAGGTTGATCAAGAATACTGTAAAATTTAAAGTTATTCTCAGTCTGGTCCTTATATAATTTATCTTCTACACCTAAAGGATCTAAAGTTCTTTGTAAATCTTCTGGTGAGAGATAGTTATTATAGAAATCCCAATTCTTATCTATTTCCTTCTTTGTCTTCCTATTACCATAAGAATTCTTCCTATTGTTAATAAAGAAATCTATACTATCTTCTTGCCATTTCTTTGTATTCTTAGTAGATCTAGCAACTCTCTGATTAGGTAATTTAATATTCTTCTTACCAAAGTCTTTGGTTAAGATTACATCTGCGCTAGTTTCCATTATATATTAAAATTAAATTTGTGTTTCTTATTCATTATACTTTTTACTGTACTAAATATTCCTTTATCCATAATGGATTCACTCTTTTGAAAATCTGTTTCTTCATATACCCTATCAAATAGAAGAATCATTGCTGCACCTAATCCAGATATTCTATCAAAGTTTCCTTTACTATTATAAGAAATAATTTCCTGTAATAATCCTTTAGATTTAATAAAATACATCCTAGGTACAAATATAGGTTGTCCATCATCATTTTGATGCATTAGAACCTCTTCTAGTGACCATGTATGTATAAGTTCCCTTGCATAGTTATTAGAGGCTGGAACAGCATGAAATCCCTTAGTTCTACTAGAAGATTTATATCCCCATCTACTCTTTAAACTTTCAGGTTCATTAGCTAGCAAATATAACTTATTTTTTAACTTGAAATAGGAAAAAAGTGCTTTTAAGTTGTTCTCATATAGCAATAAAGCATTATAATATTCTAAACCTCTCCATAATTGCTCAAAGTAATTATCTGCTTTAACAGGTCTACCTACATACTCAGCAACTATATTTCTTGTAATTGTGTCAATGACATATGTTGCAGCAAATGAATGTGCTCCAGTATTACTTACTTCATCACTTCCCCAGTCAATTGGATCATTTCCAGCAATATATCTCCATGTAGGTATTGTACCATTTATAGTAACAGGTCTTTCATATATGACCCAACATCCAGTAGTATCATGTCCTTTATAAGGATACTCATCTACTGCATTTAAACTCATATCTAATCTCCAATGAGGTTTACCATCTAATATAGAGAATACACCTTTTTCTTCACCTATCTTCTCAACAGCTAATTGTCCAAGTACTTCTTTAGCAGTAGCTGTATCAAATGGTGAAGATTCATTTAAAAGAAATGCTTCACTAAGATACTTAGGTTGTTGAGTTATAAACTTTTGATAAGCTACAGAACTAATTCTTCTCCTATCTTCCCTCTTTCTATCTAATATTAATTCAGAAAAATATCTATATGAATTACCATGTACATCTACAGGATCTATAATTTCATCTGGAAACTTTGATAATAATTCAATTGTTTTATCTGATGAATCAATTAACATTATTTCTCTTTTGGATATCTTAACTGGTGAATACCACATATCATCTATAAACCAACCTGAATCATATGGTGTATCTTGTGATTCATATATATTAGCATACTTCTTAAATCCATATGCTGTAGGCTTAGTCATTAACTCAGCTAAACCTGTTGAACCTCCTGTCTCCATATCTCCGGCAGTTCCTCCAACTATGGATATACCTATTAAAGTTTCTCCATCACGTATAAGAGGTTCCACAGATAATTGATATGCTTCTAATATGTTACTAAATCTTCCAGCCTCCTCCAAATTAATTACTGAGGCCGATTCGCCAATTGTTTTGAATGCATTATCTTTAAATGAAGTAGCTTGTATTTCAGATAAATACCCATCCTCTGATTTTACTCCATTATTATTAATAACTTCAATACTAGCCTTGAAATTATCATAAGTTCCCTTTACTTCAGTTCTTCTAATCCAAGGTGTATTTTTATCCAGAAATGCTTTAGTTGTATGAATTGCTTTTAACATTGCCCCATAGTGAGATTTCTCATATGCAGCAAGTATATTCATACTACTTTCTATAAATGTAAAATTATAATTAAATATTCCAATTGCAATATTAGCTGTCCAACCCTTTCTTCTACCTTTAGATAATACAAAAGATTCTAATTGCAAAGTTTCATAATCACTTCTATTTTTATTTGGGAACCATTCAGTATATTTTTCCCAACTACTATATGGGCCTTCTAATAAACATTCCTCTAATTCCATCATCATATAGTACTGATGATCTAAGAATCTTAAAAATGTCCAAACTTTCTTTTTATTAATCTGATTACCACTTTCATCAATTGGAATAGCTCTAAATCTACCAAAATTTATTGTAAAGAAATATCTTCCAGTAATTCTAACTCCACCTATTTCAAATCCATTGTCAACTTTATCTTCTAAATCATCCCAATATTTATTCCATGCAACAGTATCTTCGGTAGATTTATTATAACATTTATTTATTCTAAAATAATTAGAAGGTTCTATAAACCCTGATACATCTTTGAATCTGAGATAAATTTGGTTAGTATTTCTGACAGGATTAATGATATCTTTATCCCAGAACTCCCAAGATTCAGCAACATCTGATTTAAATAAGTACTTTGGTATATCATTATTCATAGTAGATTTAATTAAGAACCAGTAGCAAGGCAACTTGCTACAGTTCTTATTATTCATTACTTGTTGAAAAGAATATCCCCCAAGTGTATCTATATCTACTATATTATCTGTAAAGTTATCCATTTTTTAATACTGTATATATGAGACAAATGGCAATGGTGTTTTACATTGTAAATCTTTATTTTCCTCATTTACCTCATGAAATTTACATTTATAACAAGGATTTATATCTCCAGTTATATCATTGTTTCCAGGAGCATTGTTCCAACTAGATAATATATTCATATTTGAACACTTTGCTATAGAAATAATTTGTTCCATTAATCCTTCGGAATCTCCCCATCCATTTGCAACTGTATCACATAAATATTTTATGTAATCAGACTTTTCTAATTTTCCTTCAAACATATAATTTCTTACCTACTATACTTAACCTATTAACATAGATATAATTAACTCCATCTAATTCTATTCCACTTAGATTACCAGCACCAATAAATACTTTATCCCCTACTTTAATATCAGTTACTTCACTAGATACTGCTGCTACTTCAAGAAACCAATCTGTCTTCTTCTTCTCTTCAGCAATCATTTGATCAGATTTAATAACTCCAGCTTTAGTTTTATCACTAATAGTTGGTGCATATATCAGAATATTCTGATTCATAGGTTTAAAATTTACACCTAATTTAACTTCTTTGGCATTTGCTAAACTTTCTAATTCTTCTTTTTTCATAATTATAATTTATTTTTATCAACATCTATTACACATTCTTGAGGTTTATCTAAATTTAAACTCTCAGCTATTCTCTCAATTAAATCCCTTTCATTAGTATTAAAAGGTTTCTTAAATCCAGTTTGTTTACAAGCTATCAATAACTTAGATAGCAAATCCATAAAAGTAGATATATCTTCATCTTGTACAGATATATTAATCGCATGATACTGTTGTGATTCTATCATATTTATTTAATTACAATTCTAATTCTCTTATGTTCAATTAAATACTTTATTCTTTCTTTCTTACTATCACATATATTTGAATCATATACTTTCTCTTCTCCCCATCTATCTGTTAAAGGGAACTGAATTTGAATGGCATCTCCATCTTTTATATCTTCAAATAATACTGGGTATTTGTAAGTCATCTGGTATATCTATTAAATTATCATCATTAATTTCACATACTTTTTTCCAATTAATAATTTCCTTTTTAATATACCAACACTGCTTCTTCTCTTCATTATAGAAGGGACATATATATTTAGTTTGATAACTCTTTTGATTCTTTTTATCTACAATAAGAACCATACTATCTATACAATTCTCTCCATCAGGAATAACTTTTTCTATTTGATTAGTTCTCATTAATTAACCTCTCCCAAGTTTCCATTATTTGTATCTTTTCTAATTCTTTAAATTCTTCTTTTGAGATTGGATGAATAATAATATCTTCTATTACTTCATCTTCATTAATTAGTATATTTTGAATATATTCTTCTTGGGGTAATAACTTTACAGTTTTAGTTGGATCTTTAACATTTATAAAAGATTCTTTTTCATGTAATTTTTTAAGTTCTTTAGCCCATATTAATGAGTCAGCATCATGTTGATAAATATCATATTTTCTTTCGTCTCCAAATACTGTTGTATACATAATATATTATTTAACAGATACAATTATATTTTTATTCTCATCTTTAGTTAATACAGAATTCCTATCTCTACTAATATGTCCGCAATCTTCACATCTATAAGATTGATATTTACTTATTGAAGTATAATGAAATCCAGCATCAACTAATTTAATACTTCCACATGCGGGACATTTAACTTCATCATCTAGTTTATATAATCCTAAATTTAAATCTTTAATCCAAGGTAAAAGTTTAAAGAATACTTTCTCTGTTACAAGAATATCCTGATCACAATATAATGACATTCTAATTAAAGATTCTTTATCACCTTTAAGACAATTCTTCCATAAATTAAAGTTAGTTTCATGTTTACCTTCAAATCCAAACTTTCTAGCCAATGCTTCAAGTTTATTGGAGCTAAATCCAAAGTTTCTTTTAACAACTTCCAAAGTATCAATTACTTTATAAGGAGATACTGGGCCTAATCCATTTTCAATAAATCTTCCATTAATCTTCTTCTTATCAAATCTTTTAAAATTATGTCCAACTACTATATCAGCTTTTTCAAGTACTTTCCATAACATCTTCATAATTGCTGAATCATCTTCTTCTAAAATTTCTTTAGTAGTTAATAACCCACCAAACACTTCATCTGAATGTAGCCACTTGGCACTCCAACAAATTATGAACATATCAGATTCTAATTGATCTAATCCAATATTCTGATCCCATAGACCCCATACATAAGCTTTACTTGGTGCAGTCTCAATATCCAAGAATAAATGTTCCGCTTGCATAATCGTAATTATTAGAAAGAACTGTACTTAATATGTTAACACCAGGCGCTGTAACATCTAAATTGGGC